ACTGTTGATCTTGAGCATGAAGAAGCGGTTCAAATCTTAAAAAGTTCAATGGCTCCTTTTGATAAAATTTTACATCTTATCAAATCTGATATTGTTCGTCGGTTTAAGTAATGAAACTGTTAGCCGGAGTTAAGTTTATAGTTGTTCATTGTGCTGATTCAAAATCAAGCATGAATGTAACAGTTGAAACGCTTCGGCAATGGCATGTATTAGAAAATGGTTGGTCTGATATTGGCTACCATTTTCTAATAAAATTCGATGGTTCAGTTCATCAATGCAGAAGCGAGAAATACCAGGGCGCACACTGTAAAACGGTTAATGATAAATCAATTGCTATTTGTATTGAAGGTGGTTTTGGTGGTGTAGACAATTACACAGCTATTCAAAAACATTCTTTAATGGCATTGCTAACCGAAAAAAAAGAAGTACATAAAAATGCCGCCATTGTGGGCCATAATCATTTTGATAAAAAACCTTGTCCATGCTTTGATGTTGTTGCGTGGTATGATGAAACGACCAATTATTCAACGGGTGATAGTTAACATGACAGATACAAAAGAACTAAAGGCAAAAGCCGCGCCTAAATTTTCTGAATTAACTCAAGCAATAGAAGAGTTAAACAAAGAGCAAATAATTACAAATAACTTACTTTGCCGCCTTTGTGATTTAAAAGAAGCACAGCAAAACGGTGATATTAAGTTTAGAAATTCTTGGAAAAGCGCAAAAATTAATGATACACGTATTTCATTAATCCTTTTGGTATTGGCAAACGTGGCATTATATCTCGATGTTATCAGTGTTGATGCTAGTGGCTTTTTTAATGGTATAATGAATTTATTTAATTAGGGGGTTTTATGGGCTTATGGTCTAGTTTATTCGGCAATGATAAAGTAATTGATGCTGGTATTGATGGTATTGATGCAATGGTTTTTACCGATGAAGAAAAATCTTCAGCTAAAATGAAGTTCCTAAAGTTATATGAACCATTTAAATTAGCTCAACGTTATATCGCAATGACCTTTTGCCCTGCCTATATTTTTATGTGGATAATTACAGGACTATTGGAAGTTGCCAATATATTCATAATAGCTTTTACTGATAAATCTCTTAATACTGATGTTATGTATAAATTGCTTTCAGGTGATATTGCAGTAATGGTTATCCTGATATTGGGGTTTTACTTTGGTGGTGGTGCCGCTGAAGGTGTTGTTAACCGATTTAGAAATAAGAAGTGATAAATGACATATAAAATAAAAGGTAAGTTTAATCATATTGATGAACTTATTGAAACAACAATTGAGCAAGTTAGACGCGGTAAAATGGAAAAAGCCGCTAAAGGTTTAACTAATCTTGCCGGGCAATTCTCAGAGGTAGGATTGCAAATAAATACATTCTTAGATATTCGCTTTTATATAATCGAAGAAGCAAAGAAAAATTCATCTATTGAATCAATCAATGAAAAATTAACTAACGCTGAAAAGCAACTACGAGGTAATAGAAATGCCAGCAATAAGCAACCTAAATAAAGCACATAGACAAATTAACCAACAAATGCTTGACCATCAAGGACCGTTAACAGCTGAAGTAGCTAAAGGCTTTCTTGAAAAGGCCATTACTGATTTTAATCTTCCTGATGAAAAAGTTAGTGAATTAAAAGCAATGAAGTTTGATCGCGGTATGGATAAAGAAAATTCTTCTGATACACCGAAAGAAGAAGCCCCTACACTTGAAAGCCTAGAAGCTGAGATTAAAAGCCTAAAAGCTTGCATAAGTGAAATTGCAACATTATCAGGCTATGCTAATTATTTAAGCAAACATGGTTTAAAAAGAACTGAGCCAGCCAAAAGAAAATAAGTTATACTAAATAAATGCCGCAATCATGCGGCTAATCACCCTTAATAGGATACTGATTATCATGAAAACCATAACTGAAGAACAATACAAAGGTTTTGTTGAAGAATATAAAGATATAATCACAGACCTAAGAATAAAAAACCGCAAACTAACCACTGAACTAATCCAAGTCAAAGAAGAAAAAGCCCACAACGAACAACTTCTTGATGCCTTTCAAAACACTCTTGCTGAATTCGGCTATAAACTAGTTGGGGTGAATGATGCCTAAATCAAATCAAATCAACATGCCTACCTTGCCTGAAGGCTATGAAATCTTTTTTTCACAAGTAAATTGTGAATGGTCTATATGGTACAAGGAAAACAAAGAAAGCAAATCTGAATTAATGGCTGACAGTTTCAAAACCAAGGAAGAAGCTATTGAGTTTCTATTATTCCCATGAAGATAAACAAAGAAAAGCTAACATGGTGGCTATTAACCATATTGTTTTACATTGGTCCTATTAGTTATGTGGGGTATATATCATGGGTAAGTTAACCCCAAAGCAAGAAATGTTCTGTCTTGAATACTTAATTGATTTAAATGCTACTCAGGCAGCTATTAGAGCAGGGTATAGCGAAAAGACAGCTAAAACCATCGGTGGCCAAAACTTATCTAAACTTATCATCAGCCAAAAAATACAAGAACTCTTCAACGAAAGAGCCGAAAGAACCACTGTAAACGGTGACTGGGTACTTCAAAAGCTTCAAAAGGTAGCTGAACGCTGTATGCAGGAAGAGGCTGTAATGGTGAAAGGTGAGGGCGGTATGGAGGAAAGCGGAGAGTTTAAATTTGATTCTGCTGGCGCTAACAAGTCACTAGAGCTAATCGGAAGGCACCATAAATTATTTACAGACAAAGTTGAGCATGGTGGAGAGGTCGCTTTTACAAAAATTGAACGGAAAATAGTTTAGTTATTTATCAGTAGCTTAGTTAACTTCTCTTATCGTAGGTATAAAGGTTTATTTTGACAACATTACAAATAAAAACAGCAAAGGCTTTCGCTCCATTACTGGCACCAAGTAGATACAAAGGCGTTTGGGGTGGTCGTGGCTCTGGAAAGTCTCAGTTCTTCGGTGACTTAATGGTTGAAGAACACTTAATGTACCCCGGTCATAGGTCTGTTTGCATCCGTGAAGTACAAAAAACATTGAGCGAATCAGCCAAAAGATTAATTGAAGATAAAATTCAAGAGTACGGACTAGAAAAGCAAGGCTTTAGAATTCTACGCGATAGAATAGAAACTCCCGGTGGTGGCGTTATTATCTTTATGGGTATGGCTGACCACAATAATGAATCAATAAAATCATTAGAAGGATTTGATCGCGCTTGGTTCGAAGAGGCACAAACAGCTTCTAACCGTTCACTTCAATTATTACGCCCTACAATACGAAAGCCCGGAAGTGAAATATGGTTTAGTTGGAATCCTTCACGTAAAGTTGATGCTGTTGACGTATTACTAAGAGGTGACAATTTACCGACTGATGCAATAGTTGTTAAAGCTAACTGGAATGATAACCCTTGGTTGCCTGGTGTATTGAATGAAGAGCGCCTTGATGATCAAAGAAACTTTCCTGATTCATACGAACATGTTTGGGAGGGTGGTTATATTACAGCTCAAGATGGGGCATATTTTGCCAAAGTATTAACTAAAGCTAAATTAGATGGTCGTGTATCGTTTGTTCCTGTTGACCCATTAATGACCGTATACGCATTTTGGGATATTGGCGGCACTGGCGCGAAAGCTGATGCTTGTTCTATTTGGCTATGTCAGTTTATAGGGCAAAAGATTAATGTATTAGATTATTACGAAGCCCAAGGGCAAGAATTGTCCACACATGTTGGCTGGTTGCGTGATAACGGTTATGAAAAAGCTAAAATGTATTTGCCGCATGATGGAGTTAAGCACGATGCAGTATTTAGGGTTAGCTATGAAAGCGCATTAATACAGGCTGGCTTCTTTGTTGAGATATTAAAGAATGCTGGTGCTGGTGCTGCAAATCAACGCATTGAAGCTGTTAGGCGCATCTTTCCCCGTATATGGATTGATAAAGATAAATGCGCTGGCGGTATTGAGGCATTGGGCTGGTACCATGAAAAGAAAGATGATCACCGTGGTATTGGTTTAGGTCCCGATCATGATTGGTCAAGTCATGCCGCAGATAGTTTCGGTGCTTTATGTTTAGAAGCTGAAAAGTTAGTTGCCATACAAACACAAAGTACAATGCCAGCCCAAGCAGGGAGCTTTAATGTCTTTGGATAATGAAGTAATTGAAGAGTGGTATGTTTGCTTTAAAGATGTTCCTGATAAACATTGGGTACAGCGATATTTAAAGAAAGGTTTTCGCCATTGCTACGCTTTCAAAGAATCCCCAGGTGGTCAATTCTTAATTGTTGCTGAACCTATGCGAAGTCATTTAGATATTGATATAATACCTAACAACAAGGCAAATTTTGAACAACTGACAAATTGCACTAAACTTGTTACAGTTATTGTTAAGTATGATTTAACAAAAGATAGAGGGCATTTTTGCCGCTTTAATTGCGTTGAAGTTGTTAAATCTTTAATCGGTATGAAGTCTTTTATGACGTTCACACCTTATCAATTATATAAAAGGCTAACATCATGAGTGCAGTAGAGAAACCATTCAGAACTGGCAAGAGTTCAGCACAACGGGCACAAAAAGAACAGAGCATGTTAATTCGAAAGCAACGACAAGCTGATGAATTAAATCTTGCTGAAGAAGAAAGTGTTATTGCTCGCAAAAAAGCTTTAGCTAAAGGCGGTTCAGGTGGCAGACAATCACTAATTAAAACAAGTGAAGCCGGAACTAAATCAAATAATTTAGGTGGAACAGTCTAATGAAGATACCTAATGGCTTAGGTACAGTTGCCAAAATACTAAAACGATTTGCTTCATCTAATTCACGTTATGAGCAATGGCGAACACTTCACCAGGAAGCAATGGACTATTCACTTCCTAACCGTGAAACCTTTACAATAACCGCTAATGGTCAAAGAAAAGGCCATTTCGTTTATGATTCAACAGCTGAAGAAGGTATTGATCAATTTGCTTCAAGAATTCAGGGCTCTTTAGTTCCTAGTTGGACCCAATGGATGAATCTTGTCGCTGGTGATGATATACCTGAAGATCAGGTTGAAGATGTTAATAAAGCCTTGAAAAAAGCTACTGATACATTCTTTAGCAACTTGAACCATTCTAACTTTGATACAGAAATAACCCCTTCATTGCTTGATTTGGGCGTTGGTACTGGTGCTATTCTCATTGAAGATAATGATTTTGATGAATCAAGCGCGCTTAAATTTACTAACGTTCCACTTGCTGAACTGTACATTGAAAAACCAGCACGCGGAGCAGTAAAGAACGTATTCAGAAAGCAAAAGGTTGAAGCTGGCAATATCCCTATCACTTGGCCTAATGCTGAAATACCTAGCAAGCTGCAAAAGGTTATTGAAAAAACCCCTGAAAAAGAGGTTGATATTACTAACGCGTTTTTGTTTAACACTAAAACAAAACTATACACGCAAATTGTTATATGGGAAAAATCTTCTTTATTCGTTCAAGAGTTCAAAACTAGACGTTTAATTGTTTTTCGTTGGTCAGTTACACCGGGCGAAGCTTATGGTCGAGGACCAGCAATTAAAAAGTTACCTGATATTCGAACAGCTAATAAAATTGTTGAATTAACTCTTGGTAATGCTGCCTTGCAAATGTCTGGTGTTTATACTGGTAAAAGTGATGGTATTTTTAACCCTCATACAGCACGCATTGCACCAGCCACAATAATTCCTGTTGGCTCAAATGATAATGCAAACCCAACACTTAGGCCTTTGCCGCTTTCTGGTAACCTTGGCATTGCTGATAACTTGCTTGAAATGTATCAAAACAATATTAAAAAGGCTTTCTTCTCTTCACCATTGGGTGAAATAAGTGATCCTGTTCGTTCTGCTACTGAAAATGTTTTAAGAAACCAGGAGTTCTTAAAGCAATCAGGTGCTAATATTGGCAGACAAAAAACAGAAATGATTGAACCTATTGTTGCCGCTTCTGTTGACATTCTTATCAGTCGAGGAAAAATGCCTGATATTACCGTTGATGGTAAAGATGTTACAATAAAACAATCTTCTCCATTGGCTAAAGCTGAAGATATTGAAGAGTTTCAAAATACTCAGTTATGGCTTT